AAGAGGCCTTTGACTTAATGGAGGCTTTGGTCCGGGAAATGCGGAAGCGGGGCGTCAATGTCTGGGCCGCCAATGAAAGGCATATTGCGAAAATGAGGAGGCGGGAAGCATGTGGCAGGTAATCATCCAGCAGACGGGGCGGGTAGTCTATATGGCCGACACCCGTGAAGAGGCGGAGGCCAAGGCCTACAGGCTGAACAAGCGTAGCCCTGCAAGCATCAAATACGAAGTTCGGGAGGCGGAGAAATGAAAGACCTCACAGGGTTAAAAAAGGCTGCATTAAAGCGAATGAAGTTGACGGTTGTGGGTGCAATGCCTAATTTCAAGGGCGATCTATCCCTGGAAGTAAGCGAACAGGCGGAATTTCTCATGGACCAGATGGTGCTCACCCTTAAGGCAGAGGTGTATGGCGAACACTTGAGAGACCACAAATTCCCTGCGGATTGGTGGCAAGCCGTTAAAGACAGATGGTTCCCGGACTGGCTTAAAAGGCGTTACCCCGTCAGGTATACCATAATCAGCAGGTCAGCGGTATACCCGGAAATGTCATTGCCTAATGGGCGAGTGATTGAGGAGGCGGAAGATTGAAGCTCACAATCCCCGGCAGACTCCCCGGCCTCAATGAGCTCCTCAAGGCCCCAAAGGGAAACCGATTCCGGGCGGCTCAAATCAAGCGGGAGGCAGAAACAAAAGTCGCCTGGTGCATCAAGCAGCAGCTCCGGGGAGTGCAGATTACCGGCAAGGTCACCCTGCACTATACCTGGTATGAGCCTAACCGGCGCCGGGACTTGGACAACATCGCCAGCGGTCATAAGTATGTCCAAGATGCCCTAGTCCGGGCCGGGGTGCTAGAAGGGGACGGCTGGCGGCACGTTGCCGGGTTCAGTGACAGTTTCGAGGTGGACAAGGTGAGCCCACGGGTGGAAGTGGAAATTAAGGAGGTGAGGGCTTGAGCGACTTTATCCTTGGCGACTGCATGGAGGGCATGAAGCAATTCCCTGATAAGTATTTCAACTTAGCCATAGTTGACCCACCATACGGTATAGACATCAATTCATCGGGCAGATTAGGTCATTACGGTGGCAAGGGTAAGAAGTGGGATTCACAAACTCCTGATGATGATTACTTCAAAGAATTGTTCCGTGTCAGTGAAAATCAGATTATATGGGGTGGTAATTACTTCAATCTCCCGCCGACAAGATGTTTTCTGATATGGGATAAGAAACAACCCGAAAACGTGTCCTTTGCATCGTGCGAATACGCATGGACGAGCCTTGATGCATCAGCCAAAACATTTTATATGTCACCGATGAATGTGCCCGAAGAACGTATACACCCTACACAAAAACCCACACGGCTATATAAATGGATTCTATCCAAATACGCAAAGCAAGGTGACAAAATCCTTGACACTCATGTAGGCAGTGCAAGCAGTCTCATAGCTTGCCATGATTTAGGCTTTGGCTATATAGGCTTTGAGATAGACGAGGACTACTACGCCAAGGCGAAGGAACGGCTGGAGCTAGCAAAAGCACAGATAAGCATATTTGACTTAGGGATAAGTCGCTTTTAGGAGGTGAAACCCTATGTTTTGGCTAAGACGCCGGAAGAGCACCGAGGGCCTAATGACCATCGAGGAGTATGCCAACCACAGGGGAGTAAGCCGGGACACCGTTTATCGCTACATCCGGCAGGGCAAAATCCAGCGGACGGGCGACCTGATAGACCAGGTCAAGGCAGATTTCTCTCTGGACAGCCCTGGAAAAAATCAACATTTGCAGATGTTTGTTGCACGCTGCAAATCATGGGTGCAAAAAAGGCGATATTCGATTGTTGTGACAAGTCTGCTTTTAATAATCCTGGTCTTTCTGCCCGGAATCCTAACCGAGTATCACCGGCGAGGCAAGGCATTGAGGGCAACGGAACTGGAGAACGCCGAGCTGCTTGCCACTGTCAATGAGCTTCTGGGGCTCAGTGATAAATACGCCGACCTGATGGATGTTGGCGAGGCTCTAGGGCTGGACATGGACGATGCCGTTGGCGAGCTTAAAGGCAAAAACCCAAACGTCAGCATCCCAGAGCTCACCCTCTTCGCCCTGCTGGACCGGAGCGAGTATTTTACCGATTGGATCGGGAGGGAAATCGACATCGACAGGGACAAGCTGGGCGGCTACTTAGCCCAAGCCAAGGCAACACCCAACTGCTGGCCCGTCAAAGGCCGGGTGTCGTCAGAGTATGGCTGGCGGTACGTCGAACGGGGCTCTGCTCTCTCCCGTGCCCTGGGGTTTATCGGCAACAAGTGGCACAGTGGCATTGACATCACGGCATCGGCGGGGACAAGGGTTGACTGCACTGCTGCCGGAGTCGTGAGCTTTACCGGGGAGCGGGAGGGCTATGGTAATTTGGTCATCGTCGACCATGGGACTTACCAGACTTACTACGCTCACCTGCAGAGGGTGACCGTCTCCGAGGGTGACAATCTCAGCCGAGGGGACAGAATTGGCACTGTTGGGAGCACAGGGACAAGCACCGGGGCGCATCTGCATTATGAGGTGCGGGTCCACGGGAGCCCAGTTAACCCAAGGAGGTATTTGCCATGAGTGAAAAGGTTTACATCGCTGGGAGGATAACCGGGTTGCCCTGCTACAAGAAGGAGTTCTCCTGTGCCCAAGAAAAGCTGCAGCGCCGGGGTTTTACCGTAATGAACCCTGCCATCTTGCCTGCCGGTTTCACCCACAGAGATTATATGCACGTGTGCTTTGCCATGATTGATGTTTGCGAACGGGTGCATTTCTTGGACGGCTGGCAGGAAAGCGTTGGAGCGATGGCGGAGCACGATTACGCCACTTGCAAACGTAAGAAAGTAACCTACGAAACCCCGGATTAACTCAAACTGGAAAGGGGACTGCCCATGGACAAGCGGGAATTGCAGAACTACCTCTGGCTAAGACGTAACATAGACCAGCTAGAGGAGCAGCTGTATCGACTAGGGGTCGAAGCAACCCGAATAACCACCAGACTAAGCCACCTGCCCAAAGGCGGCGAAGCCAGAACCATGGAGGATATCGTCCTTGACATGGTTGAGGTAGACGAAAAAATTAATGCCAATTTACAGGAGAGTTATAAACTGATGCACAAGATAGAAACAGCCATCGAGTCCCTTCCCGAGCGTGAGCAGTACTTGATGCGGGCCAGGTATATCGAGGGCAAAGGTTGGGAACAAATAGCCGTCGATATGTGCTACTGCTGGCAGCACGTGCACAAGATTCATGCCCACGCTTTACGACTCATTAAAAGATGCGAGTAAATGCGATATTGAAAGATGTTATAGTGGTATTAGCAGAGTATGTACAAAGTAACTATTAGCTGGTTGTTAGGGAATAGAGCCTTAGAGATACAGTAACTAAGTAAGTACAAGGAGGCAATCCATGGCGAAGGTCTGCAGTTACAAAGGCTGCCCGGATATTGCAGTTGCTGGCGGCAGATGCCAAAAACATCAGCGGGTTCCATGGGAGGGGCGCCGAGGGTTCGAGGGCTACCAGGGGGACTACCTCAAGGCCAGGCGACAGACGCTCAAGGAGGAGCCTGTCTGCCAGATATGCGGCATTAATCCCAGTACCACTACAGACCACATCGTCCCTAAGGGCCAGGGCGGGAGCAACGACAGAGCCAACTTGCGCGGCCTGTGCGCCCGCTGCCACGCCAGGCGCTCCCAGGCCCAAGCAGCGGCTGCCCGTAGGGGGTAGGGGGGTCAAACCCCTGCAGGAGCCCCCAGAGAGGCGGTATGGCAGGTAGATTTTTCTGGCTGCAGAATGAGAGTAGGGGGGTATCATGTGAAAATACAGAAGATGAGAATAGAAAAACTTCTCCCTGCAAGCTATAACCCCCGAACGAGTTTACGCCAAGGAGGTGTAATCAATGGCCGGATACCCAGGCAAGCAAGGACGAAAACCGAAACCCACAACCATCGCCGCCGACATGCGCGACCGGCCAGAGATTGCCTTACCAAAGCTGCCCACTGCCCCGTCGCACCTGAGCAAAGAGGAAAAGAAGGTCTGGCGCAAAGTTGGCAAGCAGCTACTTGACGCGGGCCTCCTCGGCACACTTGACGCGGGCGCCCTTGCTGCCTACTCTGTCGCCTACTGTCGGTGGGTGGAGGCAAATAAAAAAATACAAGAGCACGGGATGCTCATAAAGTCGCCGCAGGGCTTCCCGATGCAGTCTCCCTACCTCCCGATCGCCAACAAGGCCATGGATCAGATGGTCAAGCTCATGTCCGAGATGGGCATGACCCCAGCATCCAGGGTAAGACTGCCGAAAATGGAAAAACCCAAAACTCAAAGACGCGCACCTGCGCAAGCCTCCACCTCTGACCCAAGGGGGATTCTGGAGGTGGTCAAGTGAGCGTCCTCATGATCCCGTCTGATGATCTCAGGCCCTGGCCAACGCTGGGGCCTTTAGTATGCCAATTTATCGAGCAGTGTCTTGTCTTTGGCCCCGGTGACCTGCGGGGGATGCCTGCGGTGCTGGACGACGAGAAGCGTGCCCTCATCTGGCGCATGTACGAAGTCTACCCCCAGGACCACCCCCAAGCTGGTCGCCGCCGCTTCAAGCGGGTGGGCATAAGCCTAAGAAAGGGCACAGCCAAAACGGAGCTGGGGGCATGGATAGCCGCCTGCGAGCTGCACCATGAGGCACCTGTCCGCTGCATCGGTTGGGACAAACATGGTAACCCCATCGGCGGCCCTGTCACCGATCCATATATTCCTATGGTGGCCTACACCGAGGAGCAATCTGACGAGTTGGCCTACGGCGCCCTTAAGGCCATCCTTGAGGAGTCACCCATCGCCGGCGACTTCGATATCGGGCTTGAGCGCATCATGCGCCGCCGGGGTGACGGCAAGGCGGTATCTCTCTCCACCTCCCCCAGCGCCCGAGACGGAGCCAGGACAACTTTTTCCCTCATGGACGAAACGCACTGGTTCACCCTGCCCAGGCTGGTCAAAGCTCATCAGGTTATGATGGCAAACTTGCCTAAACGAAAAGCGGCCGATGCCTGGGCTTTGGAAGTAACTACCGCCCCCGAGCCGGGGGCTGGTTCCGTGGCGGAGGCCACAATGGAATACGCCAAGGCAGTCGACGAGGGGCGCATCAAAGATTCTCAGCTCTTTTATTTCCACCGCCAGGCGAGCGACAGCCACGACCTCACCACGGAGGAGGGGGCCAGGGCTGCAGTCATCGAGGCGTCTGGTCCTGCTGCTGCATGGAGCGACATCGATTCCATCGTCGGCATGTGGAAGGACCCCAGCACCGACCGCAGTTTCTGGGAACGCGTCTGGACAAACCGTCTAGTCAAGTCTGCCAGGAAAGCATTTGATCCCCTGAAATGGGGCGAACTAAAAAAGAGTTCACCGGTCCAGCCTGGCGACCTTATTGTCCTGGGCTTCGACGGATCGCAAAAGCACGACGCCACAGCAATCGTTGCCACCCACGTCGAGACCGGCTTCCAGTGGCTGCCTGGTCTCTGGGAGTGCCCACCCGGCCAGGAAGGATTTTGGAAAGTCCCGGCCGAGGAGGTGGGCGCCACCATCGCCAAACTATACGAGGATTACGACGTCTGGCGCATGTACGCCGACCCGCCATACTGGCAGAGCTGGGTCAGCAAGTGGGCTGGAGACTACGGCGACAAGAATGTCATCGAGTGGTGGACGAACCGGTACAAGCAGATGGCCTGGGCGCTAGAAAATTACTCCTCTGCTATCGCCAACGGGGAGTTGTCCCATGACGGGGACGCAGACCTGGCCCGGCATGTCGCCAACGCCTACCGGCACGATCTGAAGCAACTGGACGACGAGGGAAAGCCTCTGTGGGTTATCCGCAAGGAGCGGAGCGACTCACCATTCAAAATTGACGCAGCCATGGCCTCTGTCCTGTCCTGGGAGGCCCGCACCGACGCTGTCGCCGCCGGCGCAACATCCACATCGGTCTACGAGACAAGGGGGGTTAGATGATTTGCTAAAGCGCATAAAAAATATAGCCTACGCCGTGAGGTCCGCTATAACCTCTACCTTCTCTCGGCCCCAGCGTTGGATAGTGGAGATGTTTGGGGGTGCCGAGGCCAAGTCCGGGGCCAGAGTTGATGAAAATACCGCTGTCCAAGTGACCGCGGTTTTTGCTTGCGTCCGGCTCTTGGCCCAGACCATTGCAAGCCTACCGCTGCATACATACCGCAGGCTGAACGACGGGAAAGAGAGAGCCTACGACCACCCGGCCTATCATGTCCTGCACAGCCTGGCCAATCCCGAGTGCACCAGCTACAACCTACGCCAGATTATGATGGTCAACCTACTGCTCACCGGCGACGCCTATGCCGAGATAGTCCGGAACGGAGCGGGGGCGCTTATTGAGCTCTGGCCCATCCCGTCCAACCGCGTCACACCAAGACGCAACAGACATACTTCGGAGGTATTTTACGAAGTCCACGCCATGGATGGCCAGACGCGCATCCTCTACCCCGAGCAGGTGCTACACATCCCCTGGGTGGGCATGGAGGCATTTCGCTCTTTCAGGCCCGTTGAGCTGGCGCGTGAGGCCATCGGCCTAAGCATGGCCGCCGAGGAATTCGGCAGCCGCTTTTTCTCCGACGGCGCCAACGCCTCCGGCATTGCTGAATATCCCGGCAGGATGAGCGATGAAGCCTATAATCGCTTCAAGAAAACTTTTAACGAAAAATACGTGGGTCTCAACAAAAATCAGCGGGTGATGTTCCTGGAGCAAGGTCTAAAATTCACCAAGCTCACCATCAACCCGAACGAGGCTCAAGCCATCGAGACGCGCAAGTTTCAGGTCATCGAGGTGGCCCGGTTCTATAACGTCCCGCCGCACCTGATTATGGACTTGGAGCGGGCGACATTTTCCAACGTGGAGCACCAGGATATTAGCTTTGTCAAGTATTCAATCCGCCCTTACCTGGTCTGTTGGGAGCAGGAGATGCTCCGCACCATCTTTATCCCGTCCGAGCGACACAAATACTTTTCCGAGTTTAGCGTTGATGGTTTGCTCCGGGGCGACTACAAGACCCGGCAAGAGGGCCTGGAGATCATGCGCCGCAACGGCGTCATAAACGCGGATCAGTGGGCCGCCATGGAAAACATGAATCCCCTGCCGGACGGACAGGGCAAGCCTTACTTTGTCCCAATGAACTGGATGACCATCGAGCAATCCCAAAAAGCTGAGCCGGAACCTGGCGGCGAGCGCATGGAGGGGCGGCAAGCCGCACTCGAGCGCAGCGCCAATGCCAAATACAAAACGGCCCAGAATTATAAGCGACTTTTTGAGGATGCGGCGCTCCGTATCGTGAGGCGCGAGAAGAATCAAATCCTTGACAAGGGTAGGGCCACGCTGGCTAGGGACAAGTTCCAGGAGTTTGACGCCTGGCTGGAAAACTACTACCGGGACGCGAGCACCTGGATGATACCTATCCTCTCCCCAGTCCTGATGGCTTATGCCGAGGCTATCGAACCTTTAGCCGCCGACGAAGTTGGCGCAAGAGCCTTACCCCCTGAGCTAGAAAAGTGGGTGCTAGGCTACCTTGCTAACTGGTCAAGGGATTACACCAAGGAGTCTCTGGCACAGATTAGAGCGGTAGTGAAGAAAGCCCTAGATGATGGCGAGGACCCGTACGAAGCAGTCGAGACTCGTCTGCTTGAGTGGGAGGAAAAGCGACCCGAGAAAACATCCCTCAAGGAGACTGTCGAAGCCGCAGGGGTGATTAGCAAGTACGTCTACAAGTCCGCGGGCATCCGCAAGATTCGCTGGGTCAACGCCGGGGGAAACCCCTGCCCTTACTGCCAAGAGCTTGATGGCAAGATTGTCGGCATCGAGCAGGCATTTTTGGGTAAAGACGACCGGCTGGACTCCGAGGACGGCAGCATGCAGCTAAAAAAACCAACAGTAACCCCACCCCTCCACGAGGGGTGTGTTTGTATGATAGTCCCAGATAGATAGGAGGTATAAGCCATGACTATGCAAATGCGAATGATACCCGCCATAGGTCTGGAAGTCCGGACCGAGGGCGAGGGCAAAGAAAAAACCCTCACCGGCTACGGCATCGTATACGACAAGGAAACCCAGCTCTATGATGATCTCTATGAGGTAATCCGCCCCGGCGCCGCGAGCGAATTTCTAAAAACCAACCCCGACATCAAATGCGCCCTTAACCACAGGCCCAGCAA